AGTTCCAGTTTGCGCTTAATGACTTGAGCCATCCCGACCATTCTGACAGCCTGTTGGTACATGTCATAATCCTTGTATTCTTGTGCCTTTTGCAAAAGGAAGGTCACATAAGCCTTTTTTTCGGCTCTGAATACGTCCAATTTGTCAGACAATCTGAAGCATCTTTCATAAAACACATTTAACAAAATGCTGTCATGGTGTTTTTTGTAATCGGCACAAAATGTGTCTTTGTCAATGTTTTCGCCTGATGCGCTGTACATGACATTGATTTGGTGAGCAAATTCCTCATCGGTTGGATGCATCTTGGTTCTGTCAATAAATTCTTGCTTTGTCATAATGTTGCGATTTTTTAATTAGTGTTGCGATTTAATTTTTGCGTGTTATTGTAACACGATGCAAAAATAAACATTTATTTAATAGAACAAACATTTTTTTGAAAAAATTTTTGAAAAAATTTTATAAAAATCGCTTATATCATTGTTTTTCAATGCTTTTGCAATGCAAATGCATTTTTGTATTTTTCGGTTGTTGATAACTATCTCATAAGTTTTGCACATTATAAATATATGTTACTTTAAAACGCACTATTTTTGCACGTATTTGTTAATCCACTAAAAATCACATTCACATGAAAGACAAAATTTTAGCATTACTGACAGCAAAGTTTGCAGGCGTGCGAAAAGATGTATTGGTGCAGATGGCACGTGTCATGGCGTTACACTGCGCAGATGAGACCGAGGCAAAAGCCCTTGTTGACAAAATGACCATTGAAACGGTCAATGAGTTCGTCAAGGAATTTCGTGCCGACGTGGACAACGAGGTGTCCAAATCAATCAAGACCAACGAGGAGAATTTGAAAAAGAAGTACGATTTTGTTGAGAAAAAGGATGAACCCGGCGACCCTAATCACAAAATCGACCCCAACGACACAGCAGCCTTAATCAAGGCAGCGGTGGCAGAGGCGGTCAAACCTTTACAGGAGCAACTTGACAAATATTCCCGAAACGACTTGAGCAAATCAAGGCTTCAGCAGCTTCAAGACAAGCTCAACACATGCAAGGATGACTTCTTCAAGTCCCAAACCTTAAAGAACTTCCAGCGCATGAGCTTTGAAAAAGACGAGGATTTTGATGAATACTTGACCAGCTTGGATGAGGACATCAAGACAGCAAATCAGAACCTTTCCGACACAAGGATGCGCAATCAGGGTCGGCCATTATTCAGCAACACTGGTGATGATGGCGTGTCATCCCAAGTTGCAGCCTATGTGCAGGAACAAACCGATGAAGGCGGATTGCTTTCAGGCAAAAAATTGTAAAACAACTAATTCATCTCAATTATGCCATTAAAAATCACAAGAAAAAAGGACGAAAGAGTGATTAAAGCCATTCTTCACAGAATAGCCGACATCCCGAATGGCGTTACCGTCAAGGTCGCCAATTTGGGCGGTGCGGTTCTGTTTGAAGGCACACCACTCTGCAAGGGTGAAAACGGCTTGTTTGAGGTAGTGAAGACCGCAAAGGTCGTTACAGCCTACACAAGCGGCACATCCCTTGAGGTCGCAAAGGGTCATCACTTCGTGGCTGGTGAAATCATCAGCCCTGATGGAATCCACACAGCGACCATTTCGGCAATTGACAAAACAAATGCCGCAAAAGACGTAATGACACTTGGTGCTGGAATCGGCGTTGCTGTTGCCGTTGGCGGCTGCATTTCGCTGGTCACATTGGCTAAAAAGGAAGCAACAGCCGTTGGCACTGCTACCACATCAGCCAATACAATCAAAGTCGCAAAGGGTCACAATTTCCATGTAGGCGACATCATTGCAGGTAAAGCTGCAAGCAAGTTTGTTGGCGTTGAAATCACCAACATTGCTTACGGTGAAACTTTCGACATCATCACTGTCGCTTCAAACTTCTCTGTTGCCATTGCCGCTGATGATGTAATCATCGGTGTCAAGGAAGCATCAGACGCAGGCAACACTGCAAGCAAACAGCAGACATACCCAGTGCCACAGGCAAAAGCGGTCGCAATTGCTGGCAGCCACGAGGATGTCAAGCCAAGCGAGAACCTGTTTGTTTCAGCATGGCTGTTTGCCGTGGTGGAAGAGGGCAACGCCCCAGTAGTCAACGATGCCATCAAGTCTGACCTTAAAGGCATCATTTATGTTTAACCTTTAAAAATGTAGTAGTATGCAGAAAACATTAATGGTCGGACTTAACGAGAAAGACATGGGGGCTGTTGTTCGCACATACAACCTTCACGATTTCTACTATCCGACACTGTTTCCACTCAAGGAGACCAAGCGTCTTGACTGGAAAATGCTTGAAGCGATAGCAGGACTTCACATCGCCGCTGACCTTGTGGCACGTGGGGCAACTATCAACCGCAAGACACGTGAAGCCATTTCAAAAATCCAAGGTGATATTCCGAAGATTGCCATCGCACGTGAAATGACCGAGGATGAATTGACCGAATACGACATTGCAGTCGCTATGGCATCGAATGATGCGGACTTGAAAGCGTTGGTCGAGACATGGGCAAACGACACCCAGTTCTGCTGGACTGGTGTTGCATCACGTATCGAGTGGATTGCTCTCAAGCAGATTTCACTTGGTAAAGTGACTTTCACAGCACAGAACAACGCCAACGTTGTTTCAGAGTACAACGTGGATTACGAGATTCCGGCAGCTCAAAAGGTCGGTGTCAACACCGCTTACACAGGCGGCATAGCAGGCAAGCCTTTCACAGTGGATATTCCTAATGCGATGAGCCTTGCCAAATCGTTGCACCTCAATCCGAAGTTCTTGTTCATGAATGTTGATTCTTTCAACACATTTGCACGTCAGGAAGAGGTTTACAAACGTTGCGCCACTGTTGCACAGAACCTTATGGGTACGCAGGACAGACCTAACCTTCAGAAAGTCAATGCTTATTTGGCTGACAACAAAGAGCTTTTCAAAGGCTTGCAAATCAGATTGATTGACCAGGAAATCACCATCGAACACAAAGATGGCAGCAGAGTTTCAGGCAATCCATTTGAGGATAACGTAATGTTGTTCTCCGAATCAGACGTTTTGGGCAAAACCTATTGGAAGACCCCAATTGACGCAAAGAAGACTGAAAGCCCTGCACTCAAGGTCATGCACGGTCACACACTCATCAAGAAGTTTTCCGAGGAAGAACCAGTCATGGAGGTCACTCAAGGCATCACAAACGCATTCCCTGCATGGAATCTTGCAGGACGCTCAATCTTGATGCAGATTGACCAGACCAGCTGGACAAAATAGTGTTTCATAGCTTTAGGGGTGGCGACACCCCTAAAGCCAATTCATGAGGCAAGATGACAAACAAACAATATCTGACAAAATCGCTCAATGGCTTGAACCTCTCTGATGATGACATTGACATCATCATTCTGAAAGGCGGTTTGCAAGCCGACGGTGAACTTGACATAACCGCTTGTGACAAAGCGGTGTACAAGCGTTTTTCAACCATATTGAAAGGCTGTATGCAAAACGTCACCGAGGGCGGCTATTCCGTGACATACAACATGGAAGCCGTCAAGATGTACTACAACAGCTTATGCAATGAATTAGGGCTTGAAAACGTGCTAAATGCGAGACCCAAATTACGTAACCGCTCAAATATGTGGTAATGGCAGCTATAAAGCAATATCCGCATTATCTGTTTCAGGAAGTCGGTGGTGTTTCCAAACAGAACGCCAACGGCGAATGGATTGAAACGCAGTCTTCAACCAATTTCGTGTCTATGTGCCGGGAAGAAACAAACGGCAAAGGCAGTGAGATTGTGATTGCAGGCGGCAAGTACGTGAAATTCTCATCCCTGATACAGCTACCAAAGGGGGCGCAACGTGTTGAGGTTGGCGCAAATGTCATCATATCCAACGATGCCGAAGGGTCGGATGTCAGAGTATCGGGTGTTTGTTTAAAGTATGACGAAGGGCAATTGCACAACAGGTTATGGCTATAACGGTTGAAAAAAACGACATCAGCGCACGCTTCAGACAATTCCGAAAGGCTATTGTCGAAAAGCAGATTGAGCGTTTGCAACGGCTTGGAGAAATGTGTGTCACTCAAGCACGTAGCGTGCCGCCTTCAGTCGGATTCCATGACCAAACAGGCAATCTTCGGTCATCAATCGGTTACATGGTGTTTGTTGACGGTGTATCTGTACACCAATCGACATTTGAGCAAGTATCGCCACAAGCGGCTCACAAAGACGGCGTAACATACGACGGCGGCAAAAAAGGCGAAGCCTATTGCAGAGAGATAGGCGAAAACACAACAGGCGTATGCTTGGTGGTTGTCGCAGGTATGGATTACGCTACATACGTCGAAAGCAAAGGGCGTGACGTGCTTACATCAGCAGAGCATCTTGCTGAACAAGAATTGCCGAAACAACTTGCAGAACTTATTGAAAACATTAAAAAAGCAGGCGAATGATAACAGCATTTGAGTTGAACACGTTGGTTTTCCAGCTATTGAACGGCCATGTTGAGATAAACGGCGGCGTTTATACTGAAGATGACAGACCCAACAATTCTAATCTTGAGGATATTGTCATCAACACTATTGACACCACCACGGACGCATTGCCGCAAATCGCCACATCCAACGTCAACATCTATGTACCTGACAGCACCAAAAACATAAACGGCGCAAATCAGAAGAAAGCCAATCGTACAAGATTGCGCAAACTGACACATGATGTTATCGACCTGTTAAAGACATCACAATTTGTTGGCATCAAGCTGATTGTGAGGAATCAGACCACCATATCAGAGCCTAACATCAACCAGCACTACACCAACATACGTATTGATTGGAATATTCAAACAAATCAGATTTAACCATGATTACATTAGGTTTATGCCAAATTAAAGTTGGCGATGCGTCACCAGCAGGAACTATGCCGGGGACGATGAACAAGATTGGTAAGACTTACCAAGACACTGCTAAAATCAATCAGGATAAAGCGGAAGTCACCGAACACTATGAGGAGGGACACGCCGCACCTGAAGTCCGCAAAAAGAAAAAGAAAATACCAAAGGTGGTGTTTTCCATCATGAATGCAGACGTTCAGATGCTGGCTGACTACATCGGTGGTACGGTGGTTGACGGCAAATGGTGCTTCGATGGCGATGAGATTGTTGCCAACAAAGCCGTTTTGGTTGAATCAGAGCAGGGATTGAACTTTGAAATCCCTAACGGCGACATCGAGGCGGTCATCAACGCTGATATGTCGGCAAAGGGAATCTTCCTTGTTGATTTCGAGGTCACGCCTATGGCTGTATCGGCTGGCAAAGCACTTCGTGCCTATCCAAAGGCAACGCTGGTGGTTTCGCCTACAAGCCTGACATTCACGGCTGCTGCTGACAGCACTGGCAAGACACTCACAGTCACCTCAACAGGCAACCTGACCTATGCAGGTGCGCCACAGTCAGAAGACTGGATTACAGTGACACGTTCAGGCAAGGTGGCAACCGTCAAAGTTGCAGCCAACCCGAACAGCGAGGCACGTTCAACCAACGTGACATTGGTAGCAGACGGCAAGACCGTGATTGTACCTGTCACACAGGCTGGCGCATAAGCATCAACAGGTTATGTTTAAAGCCCCGAAAGGGGCTTTTCAAATATTATAGCGATGGATAATCAAAAATTACTTAACGAAAAGCAGGAACTTGACGCTTTGATTAACAAAGGCATTGATTTTGAGGTCAATGACTATGACGTTGTGGTCAAACGCCGATTTTTGGGCTTCGGCAAGAAATATGAGTTGAAGCCTGTTGTCAGGTCGTTCCATATCGGCGAGCCGACCCTTGGCACGCTTGACAGGTTATCAGCGGAATGGATTAGGATTGCCATTGATGATGAGGCTCTTAAAGACAACAAAGACAACAAAAGCCTGTCAAAAGCTCGCACGCTGGTAAACGCACACGCCATCAGATGCGCAAAGATTGTTGCTATTGCCGTGTTGGATGCGGAGTATCTGATACCTATAGCGACAAAGGGCGGTGTCATCTATAAAAAGGATGACGAAAGACTTAACAGGCTCACACGGCTGTTTGCCGAAAAAATCAAACCGTCAGAGCTTGACAGATTAGCATTGTTAATCAACGCATTAGGTAATCTTGGGGGTTTTTTGAACTCTATTCGATTGTTCCAGACAGAAAGAACCACAATGCCGCTTCGGATAGAGCAAAACAACGAGGATTAAACAGCACATACGGTCACAGATGCGCAATTTGCGCCCATTTCGGTTGGACGTATGACTACCTGCTAAACGGCATTCCGTGGGTGTTGGTGCAGAAGATGATGATTGATGCGCCAAGTTACGATTACAGCGATGACAGCGAAGAAAACGTCACACTTACAGAGGGTAACGCAGAACAGATACTTGACTATATAAACAGCATGATATGAGCAATGATATAAGTGGCGGCGGCTTGAATTTCAAGTCCCAAATGGATAACGAGCAATTAGACAATGCCATTGAGCAAACCCTTAAACGTGTGCAGGGCTTGGTTGATGCGACTGTCACTGGCGGCAAACAGATGGATTCGACATTCAATGTCACAGCCGACAGCATACGTGATGCCTTGGAGCAAATAGGCGATGCCTGCGAGCTGCACGAACAAGCCATACACAATCTTGAACAAGAATATGGCGAGCTTGGCAGACAGGCTGGCGAGGCATTTATGCAGGGACGTGATGCGGAAGTCGCAAAGATTAACGAAACACGCAAACAGCTGCAAGGCGAAATAGCAGTCAGAAAAAGCGTTTTAGACGAATTGCGGCAACAATCAGATGCGCTTGAGGAAATGGCGGCAAAGATGGAACAAAGCCGCCAAACAGAGGAAAACACCGAAAAAACTCATGTCTCTGTCAGGACACGCCTCAAAGAGTTGCGTGAGGCTATGATTGAAATGGAAGCAGCCGGACAACGCAACACAGCCGAATACGAGGCTATGAGGGCTGAAGCCGCCAAATTGACCGATGCGTTAGCCGATGCCACAAAGCAGGCATCCATACTGGCTCATGACCAAAAAGGCTTTCAGGGTATCATATCAGGATTGGGCGGTGTGTCGGGCGCATTTTCAGCGGCACAAGGTGCAATCAGCCTTTTTGCAGGTCAGAATGAGGATTTGCAGCGTATCATGGTCAAGGTGCAGTCGCTCATGGCCATAACAGTTGGTTTGCAGCAGGTGCAGGCAACGCTTGACAAAGATTCGGCGTTTCGCCTTGTAACCCTCAACGGACTTAAAGAGTGGTGGGCAAAGGTGGTGAAAGAGGCGACAGCAGCAGAGGTTAAGAATGCAGCCGCCACAAAAGCCAACGCAGCCGCACAAAACGCACAAACAGGTGCGGCAACAGCAGGTGCGGTCGCCAACAAAGGCTTGGCGGCATCATTCCGCATGGTGGGTGTCGCCATTAAAAGCATACCAGGTATCGGCTGGCTTTTTGCAGCCATTGGAGCTGCTATAAGTATAACAGGTCATTTTATCAGAAAAAGCCGTGAGGCTCAAAAAGCACAAGAGGAGTTCAATAAATCGCTTGTGGAAGGCTGTTACAAGCCCATTGGAGCGATTGAGCAACTTGCAGCGAAGTGGAATAGCCTTGGCGATGATTTCACGGCTAAAACGGCTTTTATCCAGCAAAACAGAAAAGTCTTTGACGAATTGGGACTTGCCATCAATGGTGTTACAGAGGCAGAAAACCTGCTAAACTCAAACAAGCAGGCATTCATCAATGCTCAAATCGAAAAGGCAAAAGCGGCGGTCTATACCCAACAGACATTGGAAAAAATCAAAAAACAAGTTGAGCTTGAAAATGAGATTGCCCAAATGCCTGACCAAGTAAGAGAGGTTGGCGGTTATTATCATGGCTCTTATTCTGTTATGGTGGACAATGAAGCCAAAAAGAAAAAACAGAAGGAACTTGCCGACCTTAAAGCCGAAATCCAAAAAGGCTATGGGGATGCCGCCGCTGCTGAATCTGAAGGCATCAGAATATTGCAGGAAGCTGGCATCAAAGCCCTCAACAATAATTATGATGAAGGCACGGTCGGTTACATCGAGCAACAGATTTCCACGTTGCAAAACTCCATCAAAAAGATGTCTGACCCGGCACAAATAGCACAAGCCAAAAAGCAAATCAAAGACTTGCAGGAATCACTGTCAAGCCTGTTGGGTGACAACAAAGAGGATGTTGACTTCAAGACCAAACTTTCAAAGGTAAAGTCTGAATATCAGCAGTTTTTCAAATGGCTCAACAGTGGTGATGAAATACTGATAAAATCGGCGCAAACCGAATTTGCAGGCATCTTGGCACAAGGCTCAACATATATTGACTATCTGAAGAACCAGCGTGATGAAATCATGAAAGTTGACGTTGCCAACCGCTCAAAAGAGCAGACAGAGCAATTGCGCATACTCAACGAAAGCATAGCAGAGGAAACAAAACGGACAGTTCTTGAGACTTTCAACACCGAATTGTCAACGCAGCTTTCCAACGCCAAGAACATTGTCGAAATGCTCAAAATCATCGAGGAAAAGCGCAAAGAGCTTGCCAACGATGGCACTGACATTGACAACAGCAAAAAGGAAATGCTTGACAACGCAGAGGAACAAGCGTTGGATGATGCGGCGACACGCACACAAAAGCTGCTTGAGGATTATGCCGGATTGGACGCAAAGAAACGCCAAATAGAAGAACAATTCGCAGCCGACATGCTGTTGCTTGACAGGCAGCTTGCAGAGGCTAAAGCCAAAAACGACATTGAGGCACAAAAGGCGGTCGAGGATGCCATCAGAAACAGAACCGACAAAAGGGATGCTGACATCAAGAACTTGACCCCTACTGATGACTATGAGGATTTGCTAAAAGAGTTTGGCTCATTTGAGCAACGTAAAGCCCAAATAGAAGCCGAATACGAAGAAAAACGCAAAGTGGCACGTCAGAACAATGACCAGCAACTAATTCAAGCATTGAATATTGCAGAAAAAAGAGCCATCAGCGAGCTTGCTTCAGGCATAATCGAAAACACAAAGCTCACAAAGCTATTTGAGGACATGGGTCAGTTGACCTTGAAAGAAATTGATGAAGTTATCAATGACATCAATAATAAGAATATTGATTTTTCTGAAAACCTGACAGATGAAGACATCAAACGGATTGTTGAAAGCCTTGAGAATTTGCGCCGTGAAGTGGCAAACAAAAATCCATTTACAAGGTTGACCAATGCCATCAAAGAGTTCAAAGACAATGCCAATGATGCCAATTTCCGCAACCTTACAACAGCATTAAGCGAGTTACAGGGTTATTACGACCAAATTGTTAATTCAATTGCAGAAATCGCTGATTATACTGGCAATGCACAATTAGCTAAAATTGCTGAAATAGCTGGCGACATCGGCGATGTTGCGGCTGCTGTTATGCAAGGTGCATCAAGCGGCGGTTGGATTGGTGCAATAATAGGGGGTGTTATTGCCTTGATTCCCAAAATATATAAATGGGCAAGCGGTATTCAGGATGTGCAAGAAAAAAACGCTGCACTTTTAGCCGATGTCAAAAAGCTATCGGCTGAATATGAACACATGCAATACGTCTTGAACAAGGCATTAGGTGATGAGAGGTACACATCACAAGTTGCGATGATTGAAAACCTGCACCAGCAAATTGATGATTTAAACGAAGCCATTGATAACGAGCAATCACTTGGTGACAAAGCTGATGCAGAAAACATAGCCGAATACAGGCAGCAGATTGAGCAACTGAATCAACAAATTCAGGAACTTGTGGATGATGCACGTGACGCTTTGCTTGCATCAGACATCCCATCAATTGCGGCTGAATTAGGAGATGCTTTAATCAACTCATTTGCAGCTGGTGAGGATGCAGCCGAAGCATGGGGTGATGCGGTCGATAAAATCATCAAGCGCATTGTCCGCAATATGATTATACAGTCAATGGTGGAAAAGTCGATTAAGCCTTTGATTGAGAAATACACCCATAGCTGGATTGATGACAACGGCAATTGGGCTGGATGGGAAGCTATACAAAACGACATCAACCTGTTAGGTGCTGATTTGAACTTTGCAGGTGAGAGCATCATTGCGATGGTCAACCAGTTAAAAGACCAATTCCCTGAATGGTTTGACGCTGGAGCTGCAACGTCACTGACTGGCTCTGTCAAGGGCGTTACGGAAGAAACAGCATCATTGGTGGCAGGTCAGATGAACGCTATGCGTATCAATCAGGTCGAAGCCATGTCAATAATGCGCAATCAGCTCATGGTGCTTAACCGCATCGCTGAAAACACAGCATATAATGTGCATCTGACCAAACTTGACAGGATAGCCAATGCACTTGACACTTTTAACGGTCGTTATTTAGGTTTACAATAAGATATTACAACATGAAAATCAATGACAAATTAGCCAAAGCCGCAAAAGAAGCCGGGATTTGCGACGAATGGTACGGCAAGATTAAAGCCGGGGTCGATAAACGACAACTTGCCGACCTATATATCAGAGGTTTAAAGTTTTGCCTTGAGCGGAACTACCCTGACAAAACAATCATCAAAGAGCATTTCGGCGACATTGCGCATGATTACGGCGTGTATGTCGATGAATGGGTTGAAATAGCTAATGCAAGGAAAATCATTTTGCTTGGACAATCAAGCGGCAAAATTGTTTGTGACAAATACAATGTCGGTGAAATCTTTGTCGCCAATGACAGTGAAGCGAATATCAGACTGGCTGGCCATAGCATCACACGTATTGACGTTTACGACAACGCAAATGTCAATATTGACATTTCGGGTGATGCAAGGATTTGGGTCAACAGCCACAATGCCAAAGGCATACACATTAGCAAAAGCGGAAATCCGCAAATCAAAATAATTGATAAAACAATTAAAAACTAACACGATGGAAAACAACAACGTAATACTCAACATGCCTTTCGATGAATCCGATGGCGCACTTATAGCATACGATTACAGCGCAAACCGCAACGATGGCAGCGTTGTGGGTGCTAATTTCGTGCCGGGTCGCAACGGCAACGCCATAAAGTTCAAAGGCAACGACAAATGCACAATTGACAATATGGTAATATCCGACTTCAGCGATGCATGGTCAATACTTGTATGGGTCAGACCACTGGAAATTGAATGCGGAACACCTAAAAAGCTGATTTGGATGCTCAATTTCGGCAATACGACATTGAATCATTATCGGACTGTTGAAATCCCAGCGACTACAGCTGCATGGTCATCTGTAGGCATTACGCATCACAACGGCGTTTATCATTTCTATTATAACGGCTCTTTATACGACACCATAGAAACGAGCGACGCATTAGCTGGATTGTCGCTTAATCAGGATTGCTACTGCGAATATGGGCTTGCACTCATGGATGATTTCAAAATCTACAACATTGCACTGACCGAAAGCGAAATCATATCAGAATTGTCAACAAACGTGCAGCAGGCATATTACATTGATGGGGTCAATATCAAAGAGGCTTACGGCATCTGTGTTAGCGGTTCTGATGGTGTGCTTGACCGTCCGAAACTGAAAGCCCCGTTGTCAATTGATTGGAGCAACTACCACGGAGAAGTGGTTGACCTTGAGCACAAATACTATGAGCCACGTGAAATCACTTTGTCATGCTTTGTAAAAGCGAATACAAAGATGGATTTCATCAACAAAGTGGCTCAATTTACAAAGCTGTTTGACAAAAACGGCACACAGCGTCTGATGATTTCGGTGCATCCGACCAAACCGCTCATTTATGAGGTTTATTGCAAAGATGCAATCGCTATCAGCAAAACATGGAGCAATGATTTGATGGTCGGCACTTTCAAGCTG